CCTAGTAAGAGGATATCGAAGAAAACTCCGAAAACTGCTTCGGAGATGACAGCGACTGAAAAACGTAGTAGAATAAGACAAAAGAATCGGTTGGGACAACCAGCTGGTAAACCGAGAAGAGTAGCATCACTGAAAAGGAAGAGGAAAAAATCATGAAAAAAGTCACTAGACTAAAACAGCCAGAGGGCGGTGTGGATATTTTCAAAAAGAAACCTATACCAAAGAAACCTACACAACCAGAAGGTTCTGGAATGGTTAAAAAGAAAAAGCTAATTCAAAGACAACCAGAAGGTTCTGGAGCACCTAAGAAGAAAAAGCTAATTCAAAGACAGCCAGAAGGTTCTGGAGCACCTAAAAAAATAACAGGCAGAGGTGAGTTTAGAGATACTGATAAAAGTAAAAAAACTAAAACAACAACAGTATCTGCAAATAAAACTAAAACATCAAAGCCTAAAGTCGTTACACCTAAAATGATTAAGGATGCAGGTTTTACTACACTAAGAGACTATTTAAATTTTAAACAAGGTAAAACTCGTAGAGATGGTAAAAAACCTGTCAGAGTTGGTGATAAAAAAACTGTTACTAATGTTGTAAAGCCAAAGCTTAGACCTAAAACTGTTGTGAAGAAAAAAACTAATGGATCTAAAAAGGTTGCATCTTTAAAAAGTTCTATGATGGGTATTGATGGTCCAGCTACTACCATGAAGAAAAAGACTAATGGTAAAACAGGTTTGGGATCCAAAGTTATGGCTACAAAGACAAAGAAGACATTTAAAGGCACAAACATAACTCCTACAAAGTCTCAAAGACAACAAATGCGTAAGAGAATGATGGGGTCTACATAATAGATGGCAACTTCAAACTCAAGAGACTTCGACCTAGATGTCGCTGAAATAATAGAAGAAGCTTATGAGCGTTGTGGCTTAGAAATGAGAACTGGCTATGACGCAAAAACAGCTAGGCGTTCTATGAATCTAATGTTTGCTGACTGGGCAAATCGTGGACTAAACCTGTGGACTGTAACGCAAGACACTAAAGCTGTTACTTCTGGCACGGCAACTTATACCTTTGATGCTACTCATGTGGACTTACTAGAGGTTGTGCTTAGAAATAGTAGTAATGTTGATTTTACTTTAACTCAAATGAGTCGTGGTGAGTATTTAAGAATACCTAACAAAGATAATTCTGGTCAACCTAGTCAGTATTTCTTTGACAGACAGGTGACACCTACAATAACTCTGTGGTCTACGCCAGATACATCCTATACTCTTGTTTATTATTATGTAAGACGTATTCAAGATGCAGATGCTTTGATAAATACAACAGATGCACCTTTTAGGTTTTTACCATGTGCTGTTGCAGGCCTCGCTTATTATTTAGCGATGAAAAGAGCACCAGAGAGAGTACAACTATTGAAGGCCGTATACGAAGAAGAGTTTCAACGAGCAGCAGCTGAAGATGCTAATAGCACTCCTTTGAAACTAACCCCAAGAATGGACTACTTGAGGTACTAAATGGCTAGATACGCAAGTGGAAGATACGCATGGGGCTATTCAGACAGATCTGGTTTTCGTTATCGTTTGCGTGAAATGAGAAAAGAATGGAATGGACTTAAAGTGGGTCCAGATGAATATGAGTCTAAACATCCTCAATTAGAACCCAATTATCCTGGTCCAGATCCCACTGCATTGTATGAGCCAAGACCAAATCAAGACACAGACCTAACTGCATTTATAGTATACACAAATGCTGGAGATGGTATAATAGGAAAAAAAATGGAATCATTTACGGTCACGGCTAGTCTTGGAACAGTAACAGTGAGTACATCATGAGCTTTACATTAACAACATTGAAACAATCTATACAAGATTGGACAGAAAATGACGAAACAACTTTCGTTAATGAGTTAGATTTTTTCATAAAAAACGCAGAAGAAAGAATATTTAAACTTGTTGATTTAGATTATTTCAGAAAAAATGTTACTGGAACTATGACAGCCAGTAATAAATTTTTACAGAAGCCGTCTGATTATCTAGCAACATATTCATTATCTTATGTAAAAGATAGTGCGAACGTATTTTTATTACAAAAAGATGTGAATTTTCTTCAAGAATATACAGCCAATCCAGCGACAACTGGTTCTCCTGTATATTATGCCTCTTTTGATGTTGATAACTACATAGTAGCTCCAACACCAGATTCAAATTATGCAGTAGAATTACATTATTATTATAGACCTGCATCACTTACAACAGACGATTCTGGAAGCACATGGATAAGCACCAATGCACCAGATGCACTTCTATATGCCTGTCTTGTAGAGGCCTACACTTTTATGAAAGGTGAGGCTGATTTACTACAGTTGTATAATGGTAGATTTGGTGAAGCTATTCAAAGATTAAAAGGTTATGCAGAGAGTCAAGAAAACATAGATTCTTATAGAAGGGGATTACCTTCCAAATAGTATGAAAAGTAAAAGCGTGGCTATTGTTGGTCTTGGCAATAGTTTTTCAGAGTACATCTTAGCTAAGATTAGAAGCGAAAAGTTCGATGAAGTTTGGGCAATAAACGCTATGTCTGGCGTTATATATCATGATAAATGTTTTATGATGGATCCACCATCAAGGTTTTTAGACACACCTAATGCTGGAACGCAAACAAATATAATGGCAGAAAGATTAAAAGCAAAAATAAATGTTCCTATCTTTTCTTGTGTATTAGATGAGAGATGTCCAGATGTTGTAGAATACCCACTACAAGATGTGCTACAAAAAACTAAATACGCCTATTTAAACAATACTGTTGCTTATGCACTTGCCTATGCAGTAGCAGAAGAAGTTTCTGATTTACATTTATATGGTATAGATTTTACACACAAAGCAGTTAATTTTGCAGAAGCAGGTAGAGCTTGTTGTGAGTTTTGGCTAGCCATAGCAGTGTCTAAAGGGATAAAACTTCACATAGCAAACAGCTCTTCTTTATTAGATACTAATGTTTCAGAAGACCAAAAACTATATGGTTATCATAGATTAGATGACCCATTAGTTTCTACAACTACACAAGGTGAAATGTTGATCACTAAAAAATCAAAACTAGAACCTCCAGAGCCTTTAGATGCAACGCCTAATATAATTGGCAGAGAGGACATACCTGGAATAACATTTGAGGAGAAAAAAAATGTTTAATGTAGGAGTATCACAAGCTGGAAACGTAAATGTAATGACTTCAGATAAAGGTGGTTTGAGCAATGAGCAAATAGCAGACTTAGCAGTCGATAAGATAGTTAGTATATCTGATCAAGCACCTCCACATATAAGACAACAAGCAAATCAATTTAGAGAACATCTCAAAAATGTATTACATCATTATCTCCTCTTGGCAAGAAAGGAAGAGCGTGGTACTATCATTCAAGCTTTAAGATCAAGTGGTCAAAAGGAAACGGCTGAATATATAAGGAGACTTTAATATGGCTATAGCACAAGCAATGTGTACCTCTTTTAAACAAGAGCTGTTAGTGGGGACACATAACTTTACAAACTCAAGTGGAAACACCTTTAAATTAGCACTCTATGCAGAAGGCAGTGGTGGTAAGTCAAGCACGACTGCAACATTAGGAGCGACAACAACTGCGTTTACTACGACTGGTGAAGTTGCATCTAGTGGAACTTATGCAACTGGTGGTGGTTCTTTAACAAATGTTACTCCAACAACATCTGGAACAACTGCATTTACAGATTTTGCTGATTTAAGTTTTACAACAGCAACGATCACTGCGATGGGAGCCTTAATTTATAATAGCTCTGCCAGTAACAAAGCTGTTTGTGTTTTAGATTTTACATCTAATAAAACATCAACATCTGGTACATTTACAATACAGTTTCCAACTGCTGACGCTTCAAACGCTATTATCCGTATAGCATAGGGTAACTCCTTATGGCTAACGGTTGGGGACAAGGCACCTGGGGTGCTGTTGGCTGGGGTGGTATTGGTAACACTTCTTTTGCAGTTACTGGTGTCGCAGGTACAACAGCCGTTGGTGATGAAGGAACTACTGCTGGTTCTCTAGTAATAGAAACTGGCTTACAGGCAACTGGTTCTGTAGGAACAGTAAACGCTAGTAGTATTCACATCATTACACCCACTGGAGTTTCTTCAACTGCTTCCGTTGGCACTGTATTACCTAAAATACCTATAAGTGTATCAGTCACTGGCTTTGAAGCCACAATCGGATTTTTATCTGGTTGGGGTAGTTCTGCTTGGGACGATGGTGTTTGGGGTGGTGGTGTATTTGCAGATCATGGACAAATACTCCCAATGACTGGTTTACAAGCTACTGGTCAATCAAATAATCCAACCGTTACTGGAACAAGTATCTTTAGCGTCACTGGTGTTCAAGGTGTTACTGGTCTGGGTGATGAGGCAACTACGCCACAATCAAAAGCGTTTGTAACGCAATCAGCCTTAACTGGATCCGTAGGTAACACCACAGAAACTGGTACATCTTTACTTTCAGTCACTGGTGTCTCTGCAACAACACTTATTGCTCAAACATCTACATCTACAATTACTTTTACGGTAACTGTAGTAGGTGGCAATCCTTCTAATCATCCGTATTATAATGTGGGTTCTGCAAATAAATTTGCAATTAATGGATCGACTGCAACAGCAGACGTTACTTTAAACTTACATGAAACTAATACTTATAGATTCGATCAAAGTGATGCTAGTAATGACGGACACCCATTAAGACTTAGTGCCACAGAAAATGGAACTCATGGTGGTGGTTCAGAGTATACAACTGGTGTAACCACAAACGGAACACCTGGACAAGCTGGAGCATACACAGAAATAACTGTTGCTGCTGGAGCACCAGACTTGCATTACTACTGCACTAATCATGCAAACATGGGTTACTTTGCTTATACTCCGTCCATAGGTCCAAGCATAAGTGGAACAACTGGAGCACCTGTTACAACTGTCGTTGGAACAACTGCGTTAGGAAATGAAACTGTTACTGGTACTGCCGATATTGGTGTGACATTAGCAGGTTTATCTATTTCATTATCAGATGTTGCAATATCAGGTACTTCTGTGCTATCTTTAACGGGAGTTAGTGGCACTGGTGCGACTGGTGAAGAGCAAGTTTATAGTTTAATAAGACCAGATCAACTGGCTAATTGGATAGAGAGGGTAGCATAATGGCAACATACGTTAACAATCTTAGACTAAAAGAAATAGCCACAGGTGACGAATCTGGAACTTGGGGCACATCAACAAACACAAATTTAGAATTGATTGGTGAAGCATTAGGATTTGGCACAGAAGCCATAACAACAAATGCAGACACACATACAACTACAATAGCAGATGGATCGTCAGATTCTGGAAGAGCGTTGTTCTTAAAATATACTGGAACACTAGATTCTGCTTGTACGATTACCATAGGTCCAAACACAATGAAGAGAGTGCATATTATTGAAAATGCAACAAGTGGATCACAAAATATAATTATATCACAAGGTTCTGGTGCAAATATAACCATAGGCCCTGGAGACACAAAAGTTGTTTATCTTGATGGTGCAGGTTCTGGTGCAGCAGTTGTAGATGCTTTTGTAGATTTAGATTTATCTGGTGGTTCTGTAAATGTTAGCACAGTAAAGACAAACTCTGGTGATATGACATTTGATTCTGCTGGAGATATAATATTAGATGCTGATGGTGCTGATCTTGTGTTTAAGGATGGTGGCACAACAATCGCAAAATTTATAAATTCTTCAAGTGATTTTGTAATAGCCACAGATGTTGACGATAAAGACTTTATTATTAAAGGACAAGATTCAACAAGTGAAATAACCGCATTAACCATAGATATGTCTGAAGCTGGTGCGGCAACCTTTAACAACGATGTAACTGCTTTTTCTGATAAAAGATTAAAAACAGATGTATCACCCATATTAAATGCTTTAGAAAAAGTTAAACAAATGCAAGGTGTTTATTACAAAAGAAATGATGTTGAAAACGCCAAACAACAAGTGGGTGTTTTAGCACAAGACATGGAACCAGTTTTACCAGAGGTCGTTTTAACAGCAGATGATGCTATGGAAACAAAATCTGTAGATTATGGTAAACTAACAGCAGTTCTAATTGAAGCAGTAAAAGATCTTAGTTATGAAGTAACACAACTAAAACAACAAATTATTAACGGAGGCTAATCAGTGGCAATACCTAGCTCTGGACAATCTTTATCGTTTTCAGCATTAAGAACTGAATTTGTTGGTGGTTCTAGTTCAATAAGCCTTGGTGATCTTTACAGAGGTGGTTCTAATATTAGAAAAAAAGCTGGAAATAATCCCGCTACAAATCTTGCCGCTTCTGTTGCA